GAACAACAACCTTTCGTAGAATATAGGGCGAGGTAACTCGCCTTTTATTTAGGAGAATTCAAATGGCTGACTTAGTTACCAGTCAAACTATTCAGGATGGAGCGAAGGTTGCTATCTTGAAATTTACAAATGTGAGCGATGGCACTGGTGAATCTGGTGTTGTCAAGGTTGATGTATCTGCTCTTAACGCAGACCCTTTGACAGGGAAAGCGTGTACCGCAGTTGTTGTGTCTAGAATACAATTCGTCACTTATAAGATGGATGTTAAAATAGAATTTGATGCAACAACAAATACTTTAATTGCTTATCTTCCTGAGAATTATTCAGATGATTTAGATTACAGAGAGTTCAGCGGGATACCAAATAACGCTGCTGCGGGTAAGACTGGCGACATTGTATTCACAACAACAGGCGCTGCGTCAGGCGATGCCTACTCAATAGTAATGACTTTAAATAAGACTTACGGATAATATGAGAAGATACTACGGCGGCGGAACAGTAGCTAAGTTTAAAGATGGCGGAAGCACTAAGGATGCTTGCTACCGAAAGGTTAAGGCAAGATACAAGGTGTTCCCATCTGCTTATGCGTCTGGCGCTATAGCAAAGTGTCGTAAGGTAGGGGCTGCTAATTGGGGGAATAAGTCCAGTGGCAGTTCGTAAGACAGAGAAAGGCGCTTCCTTAAAGAGATGGTTTAAAGAAGACTGGAAAGATGTTCGTACAGGAAAAGCTTGCGGCAGAAAGAAAGGTGAAAAAAGAGGCACTCCTTATTGCAGGCCAACAAAAAAAGTATCTAGCAAAACTCCTAAGACATCAGGAGAAATGAGTGCAGCAGAAAAGAAAAGGAAAGTGGCTGAAAAGAAAAGACTTGGTCAGCCAGCGGGTAAGCCTAGAAGGGTTTCCTCTGTTAAAAGAAAAAGTAGGGTGGCAAAAAAAGCTAGAGGTAAAAGTTAATGGGTACGTTTACTGATGCACAAAAACGCAAAATGATTAAAGACCTTAGAAAGGCTTCTAAGTCACATGCTGGTCAAGCAGACATACTAGAAAAGTCATTACCAAAAAGTAAGTCAGTAAAGAAAAAATGAGCCTTTCTGAGTCTGACAAAAAAAAGCTTGAAAGGTACAATCTTAAAGGACTTAACAAGCCTAAAAGAACTCCTGACCATCCCACTAAAAAAGGTATTGTTGCTACTAGAGTTGATGGTAAAGTAAAAATTATAAGATTTGGTGATCAGAAAATGGGTCACAATTATTCTGCTGAAGCAAGAAAGCAATTTAAAAGTAGGCACGGTAAGAACATAGCAAAAGGTCCAAGCAGTGCTGCGTTCTGGGCAAACAAGCTTTTTTGGTCTGGGTCTGGGGGTAGTAAAAAAAGCCCTCCAAAGTCTCAAAAGAAAAAGTATGTTTGATGCTTATGGTAAATTAACTAGAGGTTTAATTAGATAATGGCTACTAGCGGAACATACTCTTTCAATTTAGACATAGGCGATATTATAGAAGAGTCTTATGAAAGGGCGGGTGTAGAACTTAGAAGCGGTTATGATTATAGAACCGCAAGAAGAAGCTTAGATCTTATGATGCTTGAATGGCAAAACAGAGGGCTTAACCTCTGGACGGTACAGTCTGGCAGCATTGTTTTAACTCCGGGGACAGGGCGTTATGCCTTACCTTCAAAAGAGCTGGATATTATTGAGGCGTTTATTAGAACGGACGCTGGTAATACTTCTAGTCAGTCTGATCTTATGATGCAAAGAATATCTGTAAGTCAGTATTCTCACCTAACAAATAAGTTAACTGAGGCTAGACCTTTGCAGTATTGGATTGAAAAAGATCCTTCACAGATAGCAATTAATCTTTGGCCTGTGCCGGATACTGCTGAAACATATACTCTATGCTATTACTATATGGAAAGAGTACAGGATTCTGGCAAACCTTCTTCTAACAATATGGATGTTCCTTCAAGGTGGCTGCCTTGTCTTGTTTCTGGTTTGGCTTATCAAATTAGTGTAAAGAGACCTGAAGTTTCTGAGAGAGCGCCTTTGCTTAAGCAAGTTTATGATGAGCAGTGGGAACTGGCCTCTGACGCAGACAGGGAAAAAGCTGCTTTGTATGTTGTGCCGGGAGGCTATCAATACTTATGAGCGGTTATGCTACTGGAAAAAAAGCTTTTGGGATGTGTGATCGCACTGGCTTTAGATATAACTTAAGAGATTTAGTTCCTCAAATAGAGGATGGTAGACCTAATGGTATGTTGGTTGGTCGTGATGTTCTTGACAAAGATCAGCCTCAATTACAATTAGGAAGAATAAGAATGAATGACCCTCAAGCTTTAAGAAACCCAAGACCTGATAGAGGTTTGACGGCTAGTAGGAGGTTGTTTTCTTGGAACCCTGTCGGTCTTGTCGGACTGGATATGTTCGGTCAGGTTGGCACTGTTAGGGTAGAGATAAGCTGATGGCTTGGACATATACGACATTAAAAACAGCTATACAGGATTATTTACAAACGACTGAGTCAAGCTTTGTAAGTAATCTTCCTACGTTTATTACTCAGGCAGAAGAAAGAATACTCAGAACTGTTCAGCTCCCAGATTTTAAAAAGAACGTTACTGCAAATGTAACTAATGGTAATCAATATTTGGCAATGCCATCTGATTTTTTGTCTCAATATTCTATGGCGATTGATAACTCAGGATATGAATACCTCCTTTTTAAAGATACTAATTTTATTAGAGAGGTTTCTCCAGACGTTACTGTTACTGGTGTTCCTAAATATTATGGGATATTTGATGATTCTAATTTCATACTTGGTCCTACGCCAAATTCAAATTATTCTGTCGAGCTTCATTATTTGTACAAGCCTCTGTCTATATCAGTAGATCCTAGCGGAACAAGCTGGCTTGGAACAAATGCTGAAAATGCACTCTTGTATGGTTCTCTGATAGAAGCGTATACTTATCTTAAGGGAGATCCAGATCTGATGTCCTTGTATCAATCAAAGTTTGATGAATCTCTTGCCCAGCTTAAAATACTTGGCGAAGGTTACAATACAACAGACAACTACAGAAGTGGTGCTGTTTTTGTTAGGAGAGGATAATGCTTGGAGTAGAAGGTGATGCAAGTTCAGGTATGAAGTTTGAAGTTCATACAACTTCTCATCGGGGCTGGACTCCCGAAGAGTTGGCTGAAAGAGCTATGGAAAAGTTTATTGCTGTTAGCGATACAGCAGACCCCTTGCTAAAGAGCCAAGCTCTTGCATTTAGAGAAAATGTAAAAAGTCTTTTTGTTTTTTACATGAAGGAAGCTATTAGGTCTGACAGGACAACCGTCAGCGCCAAGCTTAATCAACAAGGCCATGCTGAATTGGCTGGAATTATAAATAAATTATAGGAGAAGCCCTTTATGGCTATTACTCAAGCAATGTGTACAAGCTTCAAAACGGAGCTTCTTAACGGCATACACGCATTTGGAACAACGGTCGCTCGTGGCGGTACAACGGCAGATACATTTAATCTTGCTCTGTATACAAGTTCGGCTTCTTTGGGTGCGGCTACTACTGCTTATACTACGTCTAACGAAGTATCTGGAACAGGATATACAGCGAAAGGAGGGGCGTTAACGACAGTAGCACCTACTAGTTCTGGAACTACAGCTTTTACTGACTTTAATAATTTGACGTTTTCTACGGCTACTATTACAGCTCGTGGGGCTATGATATTTAATGATACTCAGTCTGGAGATCCTGCTGTTGCTATCTTAGATTTTGGTGCTGATAAAACATCAACTGCTGGTGATTTCACTATTGTGTTTCCTACCGCTGATTCTAGTAACGCGATTATTCGTATCGCTTGATAGGTGTTAAATGGCTGATGTAACTGTACCACTAGGCGGGTGGGGTTATGGTAATTGGGATGCCAGCGAATGGGGCACTAACAGTCCTGCTTTACCTCTAGGTACTGGTCAGCTAGGAACTACTACTGTTGCTGCTGGCGCTATTGTATCAGTAACAGGATTGTCTGGAACTTCTGCGTTAGGCACTGCTATTGGTGTAATAGAAGCAACGGTTAATGTCAGCGGAGTATCAGCAACAGGTATTGCGAACTATCCAGTTTTTGATGCAATTGTATTTCTTGATGGATGGGGTAGTGTCGGTTGGGGTGAGCAAACTTGGGGCGATGGAAGCCTATCTTTTGAGGCAACCACTCAACTTGGAACTGTTACTTTCCAGCTTGGCGGATCAGCATCTGTTACTGGGGTTGTTGGAACATCGGCTCTTGGTGATGTTGTTGCTAATGCGGATGGCGCTATTGATGTTCTTGGCAATGCTTGTACAGGACAGATAGGTACAGCGTCTGTTACAGCAGATGCAAATGTATCTGTTACAAGTGTTGTAGGCACAACTGGCCTTGGCTCTGCTGGAGTTTTAGGTTCTGTGCAGGTTATTCCAACTGGGGTTGTTGGAACTTCGGCTCTTGGTACTGTTGCACCAAAAATTGATGTACAGTTTAATGTAACAGGAGTTTCGGGAACAACTGCTTTAGGATCAGCTACTGCATTCCTTCAGTTGTTTGTTAATGTAACTGGTGTTCAAGGAGCGACCGCTTTAGGTTCTGCTACCGCAAAAGGGGTAGCTAACATTAATGTGACCGGGGTTCAGGCTACTGGTCAAGTTGGAAATGTTTTAGTATGGAGTAGAATAGTACCTAACCCCGGAACTATTTGGACGGAGATTGCTGCATGAAGACAGTTAATGAAGCAAAAACAATTGATGGCGTTATAGACCCTAAGCATGAAATAGAAATTCTTTGTGCTAGTTGCGGTTATGATTTGAATGAGTCAGAGCTTGCGGCAGATACTTGCTCAGATTGCGGAGCGACTTTGTCGCTAAAACAAAACACAACGATTTATGCAACCAGCGTTCCCTCGGCGACGGGTGACGCTTCGCTATAGTCAGTGGAGATATAGATGGCTACTTATGTAAACAACCTAAGATTAAAAGAAATTGCTACAGGTGATGAAAGCGGCACTTGGGGTACAAGTACAAATACAAATTTAGAGCTTATTGGAGAATCGCTAGGGTATGCTACTCAAGCAGCTTTTTCTTCTGATGCCGATGCTACCACTACGGTTGCTGATGGTGCTTCAGACCCTGCTCGTGCGCTCTACTTTAAGGTTACTTCTGGAGCTTCTCTTACAACAACCAGAACTCTTACTATTGGACCCAATACAAATACACGAGTCATGTGGATAGAAAATGCTACTTCTGGCAGTCAGTCTATAAACATATCTCAGGGTTCAGGAGCTAATGTAACTATAGCTACGGGAAAAACTAAAGTTGTTTATTTAGATGGGGCTGGCGCAGGAGCCGCTGTGGTTGATGCGCTTGCCTTAGTTGAGGATATTACTGACGGCGATGTTGTTGGACCGGGCAGCTCAACAAACACCAACATTGTTACGTTTAGTGGCACTACAGGTAAAGTTATTCAAGATGGGGGTCAAGCACTACCTACAGGGACTATTGTGGGTACTTCAGACACTCAAACGATGACCAATAAAACAATAACTAGCCCTAGAATTGGTACTAACATTCTGGATACGGGTGGCTTAGAGTTAATAAATTTAACTGCAACGGCTTCTGCGGTTAACGAAATAACACTGGCCAATGCGTCTACTGGTAATAACCCTACAATAACGCCTTCGGGCGGAGACGCTAACGTAGGTCTTAACATTACCCCTAAAGGCACAGGCGAGTTTAACGTTACTTCTAGCTTTATGTCAGGGGTATTCTCGGATAGAGTCACTGCACTGGGTAACACAGGTACAGCTAAGACTATAGACTGTGATGACGGAAATGTTTTTACTGCGACATTAAACGGTAATGCTACGCTTACATTGGCTACGCCTAACACGGTAAGTAGCAGGGCAACTTCGTTCACATTAATCCTTACTAACGATGGAACACCTAGCCGTACGTTGGCCTTTGCTGGGGGTACATTTAGGTATCCCGGTGGTTCTGTTCCAGACCGCACAACAACCGCCAATGGTGTAGATATTTGGTTTTTCGTTTCGCCAGATAACGGTACAACGTGGTATGTTAGTATACCTATGGCGGACTTATCTTAATTTAATATACTAGAAGGAATATCGATATGGCGTTAACAGAAGAGCAACAGCAAAACGTAGATGAGCAAAAAGCAATCGAAGATAACCGATCTGCTAATCAAGCTGTACAAGAAGCAAAACGAGCGAAACTAGATACCTTGCGTATGGCTAAAGAAATATTAGTTGAGAATCGTCGCACTCAAGCAGCAGCTGATGCTACTGATATTACTGCGTCCGCAGTAACTACGTTAGCTGGAGAACTAGATACTTTTGTAAATAGTTAATGGAGTCTTACGCTTATTTTCCTTCTCTTATTTATCGAGAAGAACGTGTAGAGTGGGTAGATGAAACACTAAAGCACTCTCAAAAATATTATGAGCAAGCAGAGTCTTCTACAGTTAAGCAAACTGAAGGTATGGTAAACGATCCTGACCTTGGTTATTTAGCGTCTTATTTTAAAGATAAAGGCGTTAGTATATTAAAGGAGCAAGGTTATTTTACAGATGAGCATGAGTTTTATTTGGCGGGTATGTGGGGTCAAGAGTTTGCTTGCATGGGCAGTAATATTATGCACGTTCATGGGGACAGTCAGATTTCAGGTTTTTATTTTTTAGAGACACCTGAAGGAGGATCGTATCCTATTTTTGACGATCCTAGAGCTGGTAAAAAAATGACTGACTTATGGCCTACGCCAAGCGAAGAAGTTACGTTAGCTACACCTCAAATACATTTTAACAATGTACAAGCTGGGACTATGATGTTTTTTAATAGTTGGCTGCCTCATATGATTACTTCTAATCAAGTAGAAACACCGACTAAATTTATACATTTTATACTTTCTTGCAGCAAGAGGTTTGTTTAATGCAGCATACGTTACTTCCGTACACAAAATGCTTAGAGCCTTTTGCGTGGTGGGATGAAGCTTTTACGGTAGAGCAATTAGATTGGTTGCAACAAAAGGCACGAGAAGGAGCTGAAAAGGCTTATGTAGGAGGGGGTTTATTAGATTCAGAAGTTCGCCGAACAGAATTGAATTGGCTATCTAAAGATGAGGGAACTAGCCAACTTTTTCATAGATTAGGTCATGTTGTGTCTATGATCAATGCAGATTTTTTTCAATATGATTTAGCGGGTTTTGGTGAAGAATTGCAATTAACAAACTACCATGAAAGTCAACAAGGTATGTACACATGGCATCAAGATTTAAGTAGTCAAGGAGGTGTGTCAAGAAAACTTTCTTTGGTTATGCAATTATCTCATCCTGAAGAATACGAGGGCGGAGAGCTTCAACTTTTAACTAGCAAAGAACCTACTATAATAAATAAAAAAAGAGGTTTAATTACGGTTTTTCCTTCTTGGACTCTTCATCAAGTAACCCCCGTTACAAAAGGAAGCAGACAAACATTAGTTGCATGGGTAACAGGACGACCATTTAAATGAATTTTGAGCATAAAGATTTTATTGGTGTATTTTCAGAGGTGTATCCTACAAATTTTTGTGAACACTTAATAAGTGAGTTTGAGCGTAGTTTAATATCAGGGGCTGGTATAAATAGGCAACTGGGAGAAAATGCAGATAGACACGTTAAAGATGATTACCAGATAATGGCAAACGGTAGAAACATTAACTTTGCAGATTTCAGTGAAACGAGATCAACCGAATTGTTTTTTGAAGGGTTGCAAAAATGCTATGAAATATATGCGGAAGAATTTTCTGTATTAAAAAACTCAAAGGTTGTTTGTCATGACATGAAAATGCAAAAAACTTCTTCCGGTGGAGGGTATCATGTTTGGCATTGCGAACAAGGTAATGATGATCAAGCGCGAAGAGGCATAGTCTACTCTCTGTATTTAAACTCTTTGCCAGAAGAAGCTAACGGTGAAACAGAATTTTTATACCAACAGCGTCGAATCGCTCCAGTTCAAAATACAATGGTATTATGGCCTGCTAGTTTTACTCACCCGCATAGAGGAAACCCTGTTTACGGAAATAATTCAAAATATATTATTACGGGGTGGTTTTATTATGAATAATCTTGAAAAGGTTGGGTGTGTAAAAATACCTGAGCTTTTTGACGCTCCTACTATGTCCGTAGTTGCTGAGTATTTTGAAAACAAAATAGCTAGAGAAGAATTAAAAATTGATTATAATTTAAATGACCCTAATAAACCTACTAAAATTTATTATTACGCAGACCCTTTAATAGAGGTATTGTTAAAAAAAGCATTACCTTTTATAGAAGAAGTGGTAGAAGAAAAAATTTTACCGACTTACTCTTACTTTAGGATATATGAGGCAAAGGAAGAACTAATACCCCATAGAGACAGGCCAGCTTGTGAAATAAGTGTTTCAGTAAACATAGCTTCTGGAAAGGGTAAAAATAAAATATACATGGAATCTCTTGAAGGAATTAGAGGGTTTGAATTAAATTCTGGGGACGGGGTTGTTTATAAAGGCTGCGAAGTAAAGCATTGGAGAGAGCCTTTAAAAGAGGAAGATTATGTAATGCAATTTATGTTGCACTACGTTAAAGAAAAAGGTAGATACGCATCGCATGTTTTTGATCAGCGAACAAGATTAGGAGAAAAGTCATGCCTATAGGAACCAGTAAAATAGGAGTGCTTGGTGGAAAAGTTATTGTGTGCGGAGGTTCTCAAACGTTTAATTCACCCGGAACTTTTGCCATCCCATGTGGGGTAAGTGTAATAAGCCTTGTAGGAAAAGGGGCAACAGGGGCAACAGGTGCAACAGGTGCAGCAGGTAATTCAGGGTTTGGGGGCGGTGGCGGTACAGGCGGGTCAGCGGGACCATACAACCTTCCTATGCAGTCTCCCAATGCTCCCATTGCGGGAGGACCGGGAAACCCTACTTCTTGTGTAGCAGGTAATGCAGGATCAACAGGTGCAACAGGTGCAGCAGGGGCTGCTTCTACTTTTGGCAGTTGTTATACTTTTCCGGGTGGTGCAGGAGGAAACGGAGGAAACGGAGGAAACGGAGGAGCGGGAGGAGCGCGTGGGACAGGAGGTCAGTCAGAGTATTGTTCTTATCCTAGCTGCGGCGGTGTTGGTGGTGCTGGTGCGGGTAATGGTGGTAATGGAGCTGCGGGCTTTCTTGCTAGACTAAGAGGAGGAGGTGGCGGCGGAGGTGCAGGTAATCTAGGTCAACCTACTTGTTTTGCTAACACTAACCTTAGAAACAACAGCCCTACTTGTAATGGAGCTGCGGGAGGTGCTAATGACGGAGGTGCTGGTGGTAAAGGGGCTAGAAATCAAAATCCCGGTATAACGAGTGCAGGAGCAGGAATTAATGCGCCTATATCTAATAATTTTAACGGCGGCGGCGGCGGCGGCGGCGGTATAGGGCAAGGTTCAGCAGCGCCATTTCTTCCTCAGGCGTACGGAGTTGGTGGTGGCGGCGGTGGCGGTGCAAATGGAACCGCAGGTAACTCAGGAAATGCAGGCAATCCGGGAAGTGCTGCAAACCCAACTTCTTTTAATTGTATTACAGTGGCTCCCGGTACTAATGTTGCTGTTACAGCTAATGGACCAGTTGCTGTTTCTTGGAATCCTCAATAAAGGTATCGCGTTAGATGAATGCAAAAGAAAGAGAAAAGCGAAGGATTGAAAACGAAATAATAGATGCAGAAAATCGAAGTCGTGGTATTACAGTCGGCACGGCTCATGGTGGTACAACAGAAATTACTATGCGCGGAGTGGGAGGAAAATTTCTTTATTCTTTGATGCAGCCTGTTGAAGTTATAGAGTTAATACACCAGCTTTCTGCTAACGTGGGTTGTCATTTACAGTTAGTTCCAAGACAAGACTTTGCTAGTTGGCGTGATTGGAAGGTAACAGACGAGGCTTTGGCCCACGCAAGAGGAGAGCAAGTGTTGCCCGGAGTGGGTTACCCTCCTTTTGTAAATAATATAAGTGATCATATTCAACTAGGCGCAAACCTTCAGCCTCCTGATGAACAAGTAGGTCTGAAAGGAAAAAGCAAGGAGAAAAAAAATGTGGCAACTAAGAAAATTGTCAACAAGCGAAGCACTAAGCGAAGCAGGGCCACTTCCAAATAACTGGGGTCCAATATTTGGACTTGAAGGTTTTAAAGAAAAGCTAAGTGATCTTTCATGGATTGGTCCAGCTTATGCGGATCAAGGCTGGATAGAGCTTACGGACACTGAACAGCAAGCAGTTTATAAACCTCAAGTTCTAGCTAGAGTAGAAGAAGAAAAAACTATTGCAAACGCCGCGCTTAGTGAGCCTACAATAACGACGCACGAAAAGATTGAATGGGACGATTATTTAATTGCATTAGACGCAGTTAGTCTAAGTGCAGATTTTATCGATCCTAAATTTCCACCTAGACCTAGTGCTTAAATACCGCATAAGATTTAACAAATCACGAGGCAGGGAAGGTCGAGGCACTGAAGAGCATGTATGGCGCGTATTACAAGGTAATACCGAATGGTTAGCGCGACATGTAATTATTGAAGTGCCATCAAGAAGCGAACGAGAAGGGCTGGATTGGAATATAGTTTGTGAAGGCAAGTTGTTGTTTTTTACGGATACAGACACAGCGGTTATTACTTGATTATATGTAAATCCAACAACTTTGTTGTAGTTAGACCACCTAAGACCGCCTCTACATCTTTGCTTTATTATTTTTTAAATTCCAATTTAATAGATTGCGAACAAGATAAATACATGCTGGATGAAAAAGCGGAGTCAGTACACACAAAATTCAAAGATTTAATAACACAAGGTTTAATAGAGGGTATTGAGCCTTGCGTTTCCACTATAAGAAACCCCTTAGAGCGCATTTCTTCAGCTTTTTATTATGTAAAAAAAAATTTACATGTAAGTGTTTTGAAGAACTGGAAAAGCTATAAAAACCCTAATACATATTTGGACGATCTGGTGAAAGGTCAGGGGTCTCCGGGAGTAAAGGACATAGCTTGTCCTCAGTGCAACTACTTTCCAGAACACGCAGAGCTATTTAACACCGAAAATCTGCATGAGCATGTTAGTAAGTACATACTTGAAAGAGGCGGTAAAGTGGACAAGCGTATAGAAATGAGGAAGAACCCCGACAATAATTTAAACGTGTTTCTTGCAACGCTGACACCTGACAGAAAGCAGAGTATATTAGATACATATTCCAAAGACTTTGAGTTATGGGAAAAAGCATATGCTGTGTACAATTAACATATTAGCTAAAGCATGAGTATATGTAATGATCGAGATTGGACTAGCACTTGCTGCGGCAAGCAAAGCTTTCGAGCTTATTCAACAGGGAGTTCAAACGGGGCAGGATGCCTCTGACCTTATGGGTAAGCTTGGCTCGTTTTACGATGCCAAGGATAAGGTTCAAGAAGCAAAGGAAGAGTTAGAGCGCCGTCCCGCTTCAGGGGCGTATGCGTCAGGATCAGTAGAGAACTACGCCTTAAAGCTAGTCGAAGCTGAAATGAAAATAGCCAAGTATGAAGAACAGGTGAAGAAAATCTTCATGGCTAAGGGAAAGACTCCACAGTATCAACGCATGATGCGGATACGCGAAGAAGAGAGGTATCGTCGGTCGCAAGAAAAGATTAAACAAAACCGACTAAAGCGTGAGAAGCTTAAAAGAGAGCAGGATTTCAAAAATCTTATGTTCGCTATTTTGGCAGCAGCATTATGCGTGGGTGGCTTAGGTTGGATAATCGCTTTTGTAGGATCGCTATAGTATGGAGTATCAAGTGTTATTTAATGTGGCAGTAGGCGTAGCGGGTTTCATAGGGGGTTGGCTGGTCAATAGAGTCTTTGTGCTTTTAGATCGAATAGATGCCGACATGAAAGCTATTGCTGTGCAGTATGTTACCAAAGAAGATTATCGTGAAGACATCCGAGAGGTCAAAGAACTGCTTGGCGCAATTTTTAAAAGACTAGAAACTAAGGCTGACAAATGAAATTAGACCCGGTATTACTAACAATGGCGTGTAGCTGGTCGATGAAGGCTTACAAAGATAACGAATATGTTGATACCACAAAGATCGAAAGCAAGTGGACCTCTACTACTGCTTACTTTGTCAGGCGTAAGTCAGTAGATATAATAGTCTTTAGAGGCACACAGCAAGCCGCTGACTGGATTTGGAACGCTAGTGCTATCCCTGTACCTTATGCCGGAAGGTTCTGTCACGGCGGCTTTGCTACGGCTCACGTCTCTGTTTGGGGCCAAATCAAGAAGCTTATCGACTACAAGAAACGTACCCTAGTTTGTGGTCATAGTCTTGGTGGTGCTCTAGCAGAGC